ATTTAGGAAATGTTGATTTGTCGGGAAAAGGTTGGGGGTAGTCAAAGAACCCCCCTACTCACACTTAATAAAGGAGAAAGTATGATTTTAAAAAAAGACTATGAAGCCGTTTTTAAAGAAGGGTTTCGTTTAGGTGTACGTTTAACGAGAGCGAAAGCTTATATAGAAAATGCGCGTAGCGCTAAGATTCTTGGTGATGAGACCATGGAAAATTTATATAAAGGCTTTGCTAAAGATTGGAGTGAATTGTCCCGCAATGCAGGAAGAAAGTTTACACCAACCACGGCTCACGAACCAAACCAACCTGCTTTCGATTTTGGTGACATCGAAATGCAAGAACATTTATCAAAGTTACCATTTAAGGAAACAGCATGAATATTTTAAAATTTAAATCGGTCGCCGTGCGAATGTCGACATATAAATTATTAAAGAAGATAGCAGACGAGGACAATAGGTCCGCTGGTATGCAAATAACTCATTTAGTAGAAAAAGAAGCTAAGAAAAGAAAGATGAAAGCAGCATGAGTGTTCAAAGATTAGTTTGGGAAAGATTTACTGATCCTGTTAAAGGATTAGAAAAAATGAAACTTATTAAAGCCGAAGGTGTAGGGTTTCCCAAAGATCCTGAAAAGGTTGATAATATTGATCAAAGAGTAGAGCATTTTAAAAAATATGAACCAGGTACCATTATTGGTATCTACGATTTTTTAAGTGATCCTGATTACTATACAAAAATGTATAGCATTGTTCATAAAACAGAAGATTATGTCACTAATGTCTAATTGCTTTTGTTGTAAAAAAGAGACACCTCATCTTCATGAGATGGATCATTATCCAGAGAAGAAGTTATGCTCTACTTGTTATATTAATGACAAAGAAGAGCAGATTCGATGGAATAACCAAGAAACAGAGGAGTAAGAATGTTTTTTAATGTATGGCATATCCTGGCGATCGTGTTAGTTTTTGCTTTAGGCTATTTAATTGGAGTGTGGAGAAGTAGACGCTATTGGTTAATTAAGCATGAAGAACTACACAACATGTATCGTCATAAAAAGAGAGATCAAGAATGTCCCGCAAGACTTCAATAAAGGACAGATTAATCCGTGAATATAAACTCGTCGCAGCGAAAGCGCTCCGCGAACCACGGACCGATAAAGAAATGCTTGCCCGTATTAAATGGGAAAGATTAAAAAATATATTGGGGAGGAGATATGACATCATTGATATGTCCCAACTGTAAAGGAAATGGTTTTAATAAGCTTCGCTTTGAAGCTGAAGAAGTTATTGAACAATGTAAAATATGTCATTCATCTGGTGAATTAGATGAAAACAAACATTATAGGCAAAGCTGGGATGGAGAAAAGGTAGAAGGAATTGCTACAAGAACTGTATATTTTGGGCCACCTTTAGATCCTGAAAGTTTTCCTGGATACAAGATTCACGGAGAGTAATTTGCACTACCAACGCTAGGTTGGACGTTTATTTTAGTGTCAATTTGCTTTTTGTGAAAGAATAGGCTATAATTCTGCCCGTTCACTTTGATAGCTCCTGCACTGGTATCGCCAGGTGGGAGCCGTCTATAGGAGGTAGAATGAGCGATAAAACTAAAAAACTGCAAATTGCAGATATAAAAAAGAAAATGACTGTAAAAAATTTTCTTAATCCGACTTCAATAATTTCTGATATTAGAGCTCTTTCAAAAGCATTGAATCAGAAAACAGGAACTACTAAAGGACCTGTGGGTAAGAAAATTAAGTGAGCGACCAGGAAATTTTAAAGCAACGTGATTTGCTTGACACTCTACTTGCATCTAGAACTAATCAGTTTGATAGAATCGAAAGTATGAAGCTAATGGATTCTATTTATTTTAAAAAAAATTTACCCAAGAATGTGGTGTTATTTCCGTTACAAAGGATAAAAAGGTATGTACACAAAACTACCAGAGAGCCCAGTAAGAAAAATACATAAGTGTCATCACTGTGGTGACGTAAGTGTTAGATTTTACGACCCAACACAAGATAGAGCCTACACAGCTGAGGAGTGGGAAAAAATCGTTATAGACGGGAATGAAGCCTTGTATAGAATCCTTCAAAGTGTTAGAGAAAACCCAGTTTTCTTTGCTAATGAGTAAATATACCTATACCAATAACTACATTAAAGAATATCAAAATTTTGTTCCAAAGGAACTAGCGCAAAAAATTATTTACCAAAAAGATTTAGAATTTAACCAGGCAACCACGGGTGGTGGTCAATTAAGTACGCATCGTCATTGTTTAATCAAAGCCCTTGATCATCAGTTTAATAAAGAAGTTGCTGATCTTTTTATGAAAGCTTTTAAAAATTATATTGAAGAGTTTCGTTTTTTTAATTCCATTAAAGGAGATACGACTGGGTGGGACCATGTTCTGTATATGGGGGATAAAGCACAGGAGTACAAAGAGCATGTTGATATGTCGACTGACCGCGAACCACGGCTCTTGACATGTTCATTAATTCTTAATGATGACTATGATGGAGGTGATTTTACTTTTTTTGAAGGAGAATACAAAATCCCTAAGAAAGCATGTAGTGCCATTGTATTCCCTAGTAATTTTTGTTTTCCACACGCAATAACTCCAGTTTCTAACGGAGACAGGCATGTTATCATTACTTGGGTTAGATAATTTATAAATAGCCATCTCTATAGATGTATTCTCCAAGATAAAAATATTTTTTATTTCTCAAACTACAGGTAACCTAGGTAACCAAGTAACTTCCCTTGTATTTCCTAGCTTTTTAGGTTACTTCAAGGTTACTTTTATCTTTTTACAAGTAACCTTTTCATATCTACAAACATAACTCGCATTGCATTAAATCATTAAATATTGTATATTTTCTGGGAAGAAACATCTATTGAATGGGTGCATTATGGAAGAACACAAAGAAAAACAAGAAGTTATGATACCAGAGGCGTTGTCAGACGCACTCTTTCACCACAAGATCACAGGGAAACAAAGAAAGTTTATTCTATTATTGGTCCACAGTGAAGGTTTACATACTGCTACGCATTGCGCATTACAAGCAGGATATGCAAAAGATTCAGCAGTTGTAAGAGCATCAGAGCTGCAGAACCCTGAGAAGTATCCGCTGGTTGCAAAAGCGATTGAATCCGAGAGGCGAGCTATTGTTGAGAGATATAAATGCACACAAGAAAGGTCGTTATCTACATTGGCTAGAATTAGAGATAAGGCGTCTGAGTCAGGGAACTGGAATGCCGCCGTAGCTGCGGAGACTCGCCGTGGTCAGATCGCTGGGTTGTATGTTGATAAAAAAGAAATTCTAACAGGCACGATAGATTCGATGTCTAGAGATGAGGTTGAGAAGAAGCTTCAGGATCTTAAAGAACAATACAGTATTGAAACTACGTTTGAAGAAGTAAAAGAATTAGAAAATAAGTCTTGACTATAAGATTAGATGGGACTATAGGGTATATAAGACTGGTTTCTGATAATGAAAAGTCGCAGAGCAATCCTTTAAGTAGGAAATATAAAATCTCGATGACGCTACAGGCTACCAGATGTAAAAATGTACCTGTCCCAATGAATTAACATTGTGGGTATAAAATATGCCAGTCTTTAAGGTTTGAGTAGTACCAAAGGCGATGATCTTTTGATCCTAGAGTTCCTAAATTACTCACTAAAAAGAGGAGAAAGAATGAGTACAACACAAGACATAGAGTTATGGATGAAACAAGCTAGTGAAGTAACAAAACAAGAAAACGAAAGAGAAACTAAAGAAGAGTTTATTAAGGAGATTAGAGAATTATTAAATGCCAATGAGAAGGTTGTTCATGTAGAATTAAACCAGATTGTTGACATGGTGCATGAAGTTGCGGAATCTTGGAGGTATTAATATGTTAGTAATAATTAGACCAGATTTGTATGAGTATCATGCATTACCTATGACAGATGATTTGTTCTGGCGTAGAGTAGAAAACTTGAGGCGTGCAGCTTTGACTGCTGAAGATTTTGAGTTTAGGTTGTTGTATTATAATCAAATGGTAGAACTAATGAAGAGGTGTCCATGAATGATATTAAACCTATTGTTGGTCATCCTAAAGGATATGGTTGGACTTTTTGGTATGGATTTTGTTTATTAGGAGGATATAAAGTTTTATTAGGAGCAATAATATTGCTATTATATTTTGCTTTTTGGTAAAACCAGAAACTAAATTATGGAAATTAGTTAAGGAAAATCTATCAGATATTCATTGGACTAGGTTTGAAAACTGGGCGTCTCCAGGCGTACCAGATTGTTATGGAATCAAAGATGGTATATCGATTTGGGTGGAACTAAAAGTAATTCACAGTAAGAAGATTAAATTATCCCCCTTTCAAAAATCATGGAATTTTAACCATAGTTTACAAGGAGGTAGAAACTTTATTATGGCCACTACCCTCGAAGATAGCTTACTGTATATCTTTCCAGGATTAGTGGCTCCCTCCATTGGCTCCATTGTCCAGTGTCCTCGGCCCTATTGGGTAATAGAAGTGTCCCGCGGGACCGGCAGCTGGAGCCAGGTGGCAGAGATCCTTCTCCATTGTCCATTGCCCAAGCATTCCCCCAGTTCTAAGTAATTATAGTCCAGCGTCCGGCTCCCCAGGCAGCTGTGTCTTCATCTCCATTGGAAGAAACCCAAGCATTCCCCCATTATATTAGTACCTGAAGCTGCACCACCGGCACCAGGATCCCAGTTCCATTCTCCATTCCATTGCCTGTACCCAGAAACCTAGTGTTAGTATAGTAACTACCAGCGTCCCCCGCAGCTGTGTCTGCATTTCCATTACCAGAAACCAAGGGTTTTCAAGGCATATTAGTAACCTGAAGCTGCCAGTCCGGCCAGGAAGCTGAGATGGTAGATCTCCATTCCATTGCCCAAGTTCCGCGGGTCGTGGTACTATAGTAAGAAACTTTGCACCGGTTACCTGCGTAGAAGCTGCTGTGAAAAAAAGTTCACTTACTGCTTGACTATCTAATAAAGTGGGACTATATAAGTACCTGACTCATTAAAGAAAGGAACAACCTATGACTGCATTAAAGAAAGAACAGAGCTGCCAG